AAAGACCCTATCGCAGTAGTTGTAGGAGTCATTTTTATTTGTGGAAATACTGGATCGGATGTTCCATCTTCGCCGCCAGTTATAAAGTCTTCCCAGTTTGACCAAGTTAATCGGTTTGGTACAAAGAAGAAGTGTTGATATACGTCAATGCGATGCATGACGGGTGCTAGCATAGGAGCAAAGCGTAACATTTGCGTGCTTGATAATTTTATTTTGTCACCTGGTAGTACGTCCATAACTAAGGTAGGGGTTAATGTTCCCATGTTCATAGACATTTTGCGATCGTGTGATAAGTTGAACGTGTTACTATTCGGTTTGTTGATTTTAATTTCGTTAAATATTGACATAGTTTTGTTTTTATAGTTTGACTGGTAATGGGTTAATTCCGTTTTTTAAATCTTCGTAGCCTTGTAATATTTTATCCAATATTACTTTTTTGTAATCGTCACCTTTAAACATTCCGTTTTTAGCTCTTTCGTTTTCCAAAAATTTATATATATTATCTAATTTTGAACCTTGAGTTTCTGATTGTGACTTTTTTATATCTTGTAAAGTTTTATTAATAAGATTAGATTTATATTCAGCTGATACATTTAAATCTGAAGTTTTAGCAGCTTCTGTTATTGCTTGTACATTTTTTAAATTTTTTTCAGCTGTTAATACTCCGTTTTGTGTTCTTAAATTGTTTGTTTGTGCTTCAGTATTTTTGAGATTTACATATTGCATAATCTGGTTACCTGGTTGAATATCATTTATTTGTGGTGATTTTGCTCCTGGTAATGAATTTGCTGTTCCCGCTGTTTGTCCTGATGAACCACCGTATACAAGGTTTGGATTTAATCCAGCTGCTTGTAATCGTTTCATTTGTTGGGAAGGATCATTGTAAGCATTTGTCATATCCCACATGTTTATGTCGTGAGCTCTGGCGCGTTCGTTTTCTCTCTTGCGGCTTCTATTACCGAATAAAGTGCCGAATGCATTACCTAGTAATCCAGCGCCTGCTGTTATAAGTGGGCCTGCTAAAGGTGCAGCTGCTGCTTGTAATGGCATTATTTTATTGTTTTTAAGTTAGTTTTTCTAGTATCTTGATATAATTTTATTAATGCGTCTACGCGTTCAAGATAATTTTCGGGTTCTATACATCTGTAAGAGTATAGTTTAAAGTTACTTTCTAATTCTACAGCAAGTAATATTCCCGCTGATAGTTGTTTTCCTGTTTCTTTTTTTTGTGCTTCTGTTTGTAATTTTGACATGGTGTTGATTTTAAGTGCTTGATTGTCAAGCTGTTAGTGTTTAAATTTGTTCTATAATTTATATTATGTTAAGCCCCATTTTTACTGGGGTTAAGAGCGTTTTGCTCTTTTTGTTTTGGCTAATATAATACTTTTTTTTTAATAACAAAATTGTGCTTTGATCTCTTAAAGTTGTGCTTCGTAAACTGCGCAGTGTTTTAATAGATTTTTGCTTTTTAATGTTGGTCTTTTAAGTATTTGTTATTATTAGCTAATTGTTTGTTTTTCAGTTGAGTGTCAACTGGCATAAATATATCAAGATAGTATATTTATGCTCTCCCCTATCGTGGGAGTTGTGCCAGTAATAAAATTAAAATTATAAATTTTCATTTTTTACAGGCGTTTGTTTTTCTGTTTGCTCTTTTAGAGCGTTCTGATGGTCTGTAAGTTTTTTAGCTTGGTCAGCTATGTGTTTGTCGTTTTCTTGCTTTATTTTAAGGCTTAAGGCCTTTTCTCTTGCTTTTAGATCTTGTCTAAAGGCGTCTAGATCTGTTATATCGTCTATTATTGGAATTTCAGTATCGAAATACATAGGCTCGTTGTGTGATACGTCGCTTTGTATTCCTCTAGAGTGGTTAACTAAAAGTTGTTTTATAGTTAGTGTTAGATCTGGTACTGTTAAACTTGGTTGATCGTTTGTTTCTCCTTTGAATTGTAAAGGAGTGGTTTGGAATTGTTTTCTTATTCTAGGGTTAGAATATTGCTTTTTTGTTTTGTTTGTTGATTTTTTCATGGCGTCTGTATTTGTTTAGTTTAGATTGGATTTCCATATTAAAGTCATGTGACTGGAATTGTTCCCAGGTTTGTGCGTTGTGTTCTTGCCATTCGGCTGCCATTTGTTCGCGTTGTGCTCTGGTGAAGATTTTTTCTTTGTAGTATCTGGGCATTTTGAGGATTTGACCTCCTGCTTGGGTAATACAAGGTAATTTGTTACTTCGGTAGTAATTTTTAATTTGTGGCGTGAGGTAGTTAAGACCAATGTTTTTTGATTGTCTTTGAAACTGTGGGTGACGGTCATCATCGTCTTGACTTGGTTCCCATCTTGTTTGCATGATATAGCCGAGAGTATATCGTTGTGAACCTCCTTCACTTTTTGCGATATCGACGTGGCCGTGTCCCCAGATGTTTTGTAGTTTTTCATGGTGTTGTAGTATGTTTTTGTTAATATTAAATACTATTGCATGGTAATGTGGGCGAAGAAATTTTGTTCCATATTCGCCGACTGCATAGTATCGGATTGTTTTACTTGAATTGTTCGCTTTGCGTAAGCGTTTCCAAAACGTTGTTAAATGTTTTGGATCTAGTGTTTCATGTCCATTAAATGACATTGGAGCATTTGCGTATGTTAGTGTTATAAATGCTGCAGAGTTAGATATTTTTTGTTCCTGCTGCAGTCTAAATAACCATGCGTTTTGTCTGTCTCTTAAGCATTCTGGACATTTACCACAAGGGACGACGTTGGTTTTTCGTCCTCCCATTGTAGCATAGTTTCTGTAAAGTGTGAGTGGTGTTAGACACATATTTTTACATTCTTATTCCGCCTCTGGCAATACGAAAAGTGTTTAATCTTTTGTCTTTTCGTTTTTGTCCGTATTTGCGGCGTGTTTTACGTTTCATTCGTCTTTTGTACATAGTAGGTTAAGTTTTAGTTATACTCCTTTGGGCGTTCCAAAGTATGGCATTAATCTGGTGGCTTTTAAATCGTGAAATACATGGGCATATATTGTCTCGGATTCTTGTAATTCTACTGCAAATATGCGTTTGTCTGGGTCTGCGTTAATAAATTGTTCGTTAAGTGCGGGTAAGCTGTCGAATTTTCTTGCAAGGTGCCAGAATAATAGAGTATCTCTGAATTCTCCGTGTACTGATGATAACATATGTTTATATTCTGCGTATCGTGGAGTGTATCCAAAAGTTTCTTGATCTGATACTGAAGTATCTGCGTATATTTCCTCGTTAAGAATTGGTTGTTCGCCTAAATGAGCGAATGATGGGAAATAATAATCGAATTTGTCAAACTTTTTGTAGTGTTTTGGTATTCCTTGGAAATAGGCTGTTTTGGGCATTATAGACATAAGGCCGATAATGTATCCATGTTCTTGTGAATAGTATGAGAAGTTGTTTCCACCTCCTACGTTAATTCCGTGTCCAGCCATGTTTCCTTGTGGGGTTGGGTCTGAAGAAGCGACTCCAGTTTCTGATGTCTGCAACACCTCAGATATTGAGACTGGAGATTTACCGCCTCCTAAATATTCTGGTCTTTGAAGTCTGCTGTCTGATGATGTAACTCCGAAGTGTGATTTTATAACTTCGATATATCGGCTACCGCCTCGAGCGTTTTTTTCTAACCATTCTTGTAATCTAAATGCTTGACGTAGGTCGTTTATTGATGCTGCTGTAGCATTTGTTAAGTCTGTATATAAACTTTGAGAGTTATCTACGGTTAAGTTTAATTCTGTTCCAGGACCAGGAACTATTCCTGCAGGTTGTGCTTGTAGTCCACCAGATGCTTCATCATTTATTGAATATAGTGTACCAGGTCCAGCTAGTGTATTTGTATTTACAGGGTTATCGTTTCCTACTCCACGAAGTATAGTTGGGTCTTGGCTAATTTGATATTTAACAGCTGCTTCTGTTCCAAGTGGAATTGTTGCTTCTGGTCCTTTTTGTGTCCAAGGTAGGGCAGAGGTAAAGTAATCGTGACCCCATGCTCTTTGATGTAATTTTTGTAAATCGGGTGAAGGGTTTGTTCCGTCTACTAAAGTGTCTACACCTTTAGTTATTAAATTTTGATCACGAAAG